TCGCCTGATACCAATGTCCGTTACTTTTACTGACAGTAGGTACTATGCGCTTTCCGGTATCAAAATTACGGATTATCCCCCAGGCAGGGAAAGAATCCCCGCCTCCCTCACTTGCTGACCTGCCGGGAATAATGCATTTATACTGGTACCCGTTCGAAAGTGTCGGGCTGATTATCTGACCGGCCAAATAGTTGGTATCGGCTGACCAGGCCGGAATATTCATCAAAATCCGCTTGGTCACTCTGGAGAGTCTGCACGAAAAAGAGGATATCGGAATCTCAATATCGTCTTCGCTGTCGAGCCAGCCGGTCAGAGTGAGAATATATTTTGTCTGTACCTGACCGGACAAAAACAGGGAGGTGGGGACGGACCCGACAACATAAGGATTAAACTTCACAAATCGTATCGTTTTCTGAGGTACGGACAGGGCTGACTTTGATGAAGGGTTATATCTGACCAGGCAAAATGTTTTTGTCCCGATAGTGACCCTGCTCTCTGTCGAGGGCACTTTCCGCAGGATCGATAATCCCCTGACTGGCACTAATACGGGCATTGTCAAGGGTAATTTTCCGATCAAGCCCATGATAAAGAAAGGCACACTGATCAGAGTACGGACCTCCTCCGACCCGAAGGTAACGAGTGAATCAAATAGACTGTTATAGGTGGCCTTGACCCAGGCCGCCGATTTGCAGGTATTTAATAAGCGGAATTCATCGAGAGGTCCATACCAGGATTTTAACCCCGAATCATCTGGGTTATCCCCTATTCTGTGCCAGAGGATTGACCCATCACTAGTCGGTGACTCGCTCGTTATGTCCGTGGCATTCAAATACACCTTCAGGTTATTACTGGAATCCCTGGTTACTGAGATCAGGAAAAAGGTATCCACAGGCAGAGTTTCGGTAAGATAAATCAGATGCTCGTCTCCCGTAGTCGTTGAAAATTTAATCATCTGATCAGTGTAAATAACTATTCGTCCATCTGCATAGTATGTATCGTTTCCGCCTATTCCTGGCCGGTTAGTATAGCCGGTAATTTTCCCCAGGGCCATGACTGTCAGCATCCCGGCGGTCTCAATATCATCCGCCAGGTTAATGCAGTCATCATCCCCGTCCATGTCCAGGCATTTTGCTACCTGCCCATCAATGAGGTCTCCTGATGTCATGCTCCCGCCAGGCGTCCCGTCGTTATCGTTGTTTGTTGAATCCAGCATGAGACCCGTGGGATTCTGGTCAAAGTGATACACGATTTTGTTTACGCTTTCCCAAACCAATTCAGCCGAAGAACTATTCGTATCTCCGACATAATCAGTATTATCGTCCTGCGAGGAATCGTAATAGAGAAAGAGGACCGTATCTACAGAAGAGGAGATATTTGACATCTTGACATGCAGCCAGGCTTTCTCGCCTGCATCGTCCCATTGCTCGATCTCGACATAGAGTTGAGTAAAACCATCATCCGCCGTGACTGCAATTTTTAGCCGGTTTGCATCGCTGCCAAGTTCATCGAATACACAGGAAGCGTCAATGTCCCCAATGCCCGATGCGGCGCTGAGGTAAATAAGCGCCGGAAAATCGGTTTGGGTATCATCGACTTTGGTATGATCGATAGTGAGTTGTAATCGTTTTTGCCAGGTATCTAGCCAGGCCATATAACCTCTTAATTGAGCACTAAAATTCCGGCAGCATTGAAGCTGAGAGTAAAATCAATCCCGGTAACGGCTACATCAGCGGGCGTGGTATCAAGTAAAACATATCCTATCAGCCCGTTTACTATCCCGTTTGCTGTCCCAAGTTTATAGATATAGGCATAACGCATTGTCTTTGTGAGTGCTGTCCAGACAACATCGGAAGCATCCCATTTCCCCTCGTCTCCTGAATAGGTCACTGCGCTACTACCAAGGGTCTCCCCGTCAGTGGTGTATCCATTACCATTCGTCACCTCATTAGCGGATGCATCCGCCCAGATTTCATTATCTGCCAGCGCCCCGCCGTATTCTTCCCAGGTTACCTCGTCGTCAACTACGGTTCCCCCGTCTGCCGTCGGCCAGGTCGGTTCCACACTATCGGAATCTCCGGATACGGTGCATCTGTATCTGTGCCCGTTATCGCTGGTCGGAACCACGATATCCCCGACTACGTAGGCAGTCGTTCCCGCCCAGTCATCATAATCCGGTACCTGTGCCGATGTTACCAGCGCCACTTTAATTGTGTTGGTATCAAGATCGATGGTGCCATTAAGGATATATTTTCTGAAAGCATCAAAGATGAAAAGTTTTGAACCCATAGGTTAATCCTCGTTTAATTTTTCATTTATCAAAATAAAAAACGATATATTTCCATCATTATTTATATAATTATCTATCACCCCTGAAAAAATGCCCTCCGGCAGAGAAAAGGTAAGAATAGAATAGGTCTGAATCAGGTAAAGCAAGATACCGGCCATCACTTCTGATACCCTGGCCTGAATTTTCATAATCCTATCCCCATGTGAGAATCCGTTATCCGTAATCGATACTCCAAGATCCAGGGTGGGAGTGCGGGTTACTCTTCGGGAGATTTCCTGCAGGGAGGACGTCGGCAATATCTCCAGTTCAACAGGGCTATTCAGGTCAAAAAGAGCCGATGATATGGATAACATATTCATGGCAGCGCCCCCAAAAGCAACTCAAGACCCTCCTGCGATGCCCGCACCTGGATTGCCTCAAGAATTTGCCACATGAATGCCTCGAGATACGGAGCCAGTCCATCACCGGAAATTTTTATGATCGCATCCCCCCGATCGAGGGCTTTCGTGCGTGACCGCATCAATTCAACCTGCGCTTCTACCGTTTCCTTCTGTAGCTCCAGGACCTCATCACGTCGCTGATTTTCCTTCTCGATTTGATTTGCGATTTCTAACCCCTTACGGCCTATCGCTTCGGGAGAAAGCAGATTTTTGAACAAATCAGACAATTGGCCTCCAGTATCTTTAACCGTAGAATTGATACTCTCAAAAATCGTTTCTACCCGTTTGGTATCAGCCTCAATCTGTGCTGTATTGATTTTGGCCTGGAAATCGAGCATGGACGATATCCGTTTCGTCTCCGCTTCGAATTGAGCCGTGTCCACCTTTTGCAGTTCAATGGCAATTTTTAGTTTTTCGGGAAGTTTCTCAAGGTCGGTTTTGGTTTTGATAGATTCAGAGGAGACCTTCTGCATGGCAGGCACGATCTCTGTAGACACAGAAGAGGAGATCCCTTTTGACGTGTGACCGAAAACCTCATCAAACTCTTTAGCCATTTGTGCGGCCTTATCGGTCTCGGTAGTCAGTTCCTTAGTTTTGCCGGATGCCGCTCCCAACTGATCACTGGATTTTGTGACCGCATCCCCCGTGGCCCACCAGGCCTCGTTAGCGCTCGTTATCGATTTAGCCGCAGCGTTAGCCTCTTTTTCCGAGTCGTACCAAAAATTATGGGCATCTTTTTTCAACCCTTCCCAGTCGAAGGTCAGCAGATCCTTAAAAATGTCTACCATGTTGCCTACACGCCAGGCAACATCGCGAAAATAATCGAATACAGCTTCAATTTTTACTCCAAACCAGTTCATTATCCCTAACACAAGGGTAAGGGTTTTGCCGAAATTTTCAATTTCTATCGCCAAAGCCAGAATGTTACCCACTGATTTTTTTGAGGCATCGTCAGAGGCATTAAATTCCTCTATCGTGCCCTCTATCGCATACCAGAGTGGTTTGAATTGTTCAACCATCCCAGCCGTAACCGTGATCATAGAGCCGATTGAATCCACGACAAACTGTATCGCCGCAGCCAGATCTTTCGGCTTGGCGGGATCAAACCCGTCAAGGAAATCTACGGCCGCTCCGCCGAGGGTTTTAAAAGCATCGATAATGGGAGAGAAATCGACTTTCGCCAGGGCTTCAGGAAGGGCTGCTGCCACGCCTTTCAGGAATTCCGAGACCTTCATAGCAAAGCCGTTCAGCTCATCGAAAACAGGCTGAAAAGTGCCCGCATCAAATGAAATTGACAGCCCCTTGAATATTGCCACTATTCCCTCAGCAACACTTCCATAAGATTTGAGGAGTGGGGTTCCCATATCAATCAGGGTGGCCTTGATGTTGTTAGCCAGATTCTGGTTGATGCCGAAAAAATTGTTGGCCATTTTCTCATAGGCTTTTTCGGTAGATCCAGCCGCATTTTGCATAGCCGTCATGGATTCTGCGAATTTGCCTGATTTGTCGGCACCCAAGGTAAGTACGGCATTAAGCGCCTCTGTCGATCCGAACAGAGCTGCCATTTTTTCGACATTTCCGCCTGTTGCCGCATAGACTTTTTTCATGATCCCTTCAAAACCTTCGGATTTCAAGGCAGCCGCACCAAAACTGATACCCAGGGTTTCAGCCATATCACTGGCTTTTTTGCTGGGGTTGATAATGTTGTCGATCGCCGCCCTGATACCCGTGATCGCTTGCTCTGTAGGTGCACCAGTGACCGTTAGTGCGGCAATGGCAGCGGAAAGGGTTTCTATCGGAATCCCGGCATTGGCCGCAATACCCGTTACCCGCGAAAGAGAATCGGAAAGTTCGGGGATTGTGGTTTTTCCAAGGCGGACAGTTTCGAAGAAAACATCGGAGTAATGCGCGGCATCACTGACCTTTGCGCCGTAGGCATTGAGTGTGCCCCCTAAAAGTTCAGTAGTATCCATCAACTCGGCCCTGCCTGCGACGGCAAGTTTTTCAGCATCCTTGATCAGGCCGAGACTATCTTTGTAGTCTACGCCGAGGGATATCGCCTGATAGATAGCTCCGTTGATATCGTCAATGGATTTCTTGGAATCACGGGAGTAAGCCAGGATCTGTCCGCGGAAGCCGTCTATTTCTCCCGACGTGGCCCCGGTCAAAGTGGAGATCTCCGCCACCTGGTCGCCAAAAGAACCGGCCTCTTTGATTGCCGCCGCCAGGGTCCCCGCCGCCAGAAGAGCAACCGCGGCCTCGACTTTGAGCATCCCTTCGGCAAAACCGGCTAAAAAGTCAGCCGTTTTATCTACAGCCCCCCCCAGATCGGAAAGGGCACCGGATACGGTTTTCGCTACGCCGGAGATCTCATCTTTGCCGCCGAATATTATGCTGACGGATTTTTCAACGTTTGCCATTTTTCTCCAGATACAGGCCCCACAGTTCAAGCTCCGTATCGGTCAAATATCCCTCCGGAAAAATATCCGGCCTGACCTCGAACAAAAAGCGCCCCCTGGAGTGACACAGAGCTAAGCAGGCCCTTATCCCTGGATCTCTCCAGAGGGCTTTGGTTTTCCCGGTATATGACCTTGCCCGGTCAGCTCCGTTATCTTGTTCGTGAGCTGATAAAACTCGATAGGAAAATATTTACAGAAGCGTACAGCGGAATCCTGCTCGAACTTCGGGCTGACGGAGCCGAGGATTAAAAGCTGAATGCGTTTAACGATCTCATTCGGAGTTTTTTCCGACAGGCCGATGCTGGCTTTCAAAGCTTCGATTTTTTCTTTCTGAATGGCAGAAGTCAGCCCGTCAAGGATCTCGGAGAGACCTTTGTTGCGTTCAACCGCTTCCTGAACTCTCCCGAATTCATGTCCGGTCAGTCCACGAACTGTAAATTTCGGCTCTTCCCCATCGGAGAAAAACCCTGAGAGGTCAGGGAGGATAAGTGCATCCTCCCTGGGGATAAATTGTTCATTTGCCAATTTGCTGAAATTGAAACTCATATCAGGTTATTACCTCAGTTGCGGTTTTTTCGCAGGTAACGGTACAATTTGCCTGGATTGAATCGCCGGTAGGGAAGGTTCGCGACACCCCGAATATGCCGCAGAATTTCGCGCAGGGAGTCGCATTCTTATCCGGATACCAGTCAAACCAGATTTTCTGATTTTTCTGCTGGAGAAGCGGATCTGATATCCCATCGGCCAGATAAGCCGTGAACGATCCCTGACCGATCGAGGAGCTGACCGCCCCGATTGCCCCGCCATAAACTTCCTTCGAGGTAATTGAATTGGTAGTCTCCGGCAACACTACATCTGCGATGTCCTCAAGGAGCGACATAACCGGCTGGTAGGCGCTGGCAAAAACCCCCTTCGGGATTACGCCGGTATGAGAAAGCGGGAGCGCCTGAACAAAAATGATTGTACCCGCTTCCTCGTTCACCTTCCAGGATGGATAAGCATAGTATTCTCTATGTATTCCAATCACAACATAGACTTCGCTCGTTGCAATGGCTGCCGCCGCATGCAAAGTAGTGCGGATCTGCGCAATCTCGATATGGCCGACAGGAATTAAGGGAGGCCCACCGGCAGCGGCCCTGGTTTCCGAAAATGCTGTTGCATGACCCGTACCGGCCACCGCCTCCAAAGCTCCGGCATCGGTAACGGTCAGGGAATTAATGATAATTGGCGTTTCGGCAGCCCCGCGAGTGATTGTCAGCGGTCCGGTAGAGACTGAGGTCAGAACTCCGGCCAGATAACAGGTCAATGCCGCTATCGTGAGTTTATTATTATCGACATGAGGAGTAATTGCCCCTCCCGTAATCAATCCGTTCGGCCTGATAACCGGAGCATAGCCGGATTTCAGGCTGAACCTGACAGCAGTGGAATCAAAGGTCAGATGATCCCCCGAATCGGACAGTGCGGCCATAGCCACAGGGGTCTGCCCGGCCTCATAGTACAGCCCCCCGTTTTGTGCAGTACCCATTTATATACCTCCTATTGAGCTGAGGGATTCCCCAGCAGAGTTTTATATTTCACGACAAAGGTAGCAGGGCATCCGGTCACGTCCTGGCCGGATTCCGGATAGGATTCCGGCCCGCCGCCTGAATAAAAAATATCATCGATCAGCCCGCCAAGGGGAATGATCACGATTGAATTGCCAGCGATCGTGGCCACATTTAAAGAGGTTCCGATATTCAAATTTTCTGCCTGAAAAGTCCCTGATTGCATCCTGACCCGCAAAGTCCCCGCAGCATTTCCATCCGCCCATATACCGGAAACAAGATTTACTGCCACAACTCTGGCCGCCGCCGCCGATGTCGCTCCCCTGATTACATTTCCCTGCCTGATTTTGATCTTATCTCCGGAAGTGAAGGACAACAGCCGCTCGATTTCAGTCAGACAGGCAATAAAATCTCCCAGAATTTTTTCAGCCATAACCGAGGGGTTTACTTCTCCGTGCAGACATGACCCTTCGATAGTAACGGGCATCGTGCAAACCATTTTTCCGCAGATCCGTTCCGCCGTTTCCGCTTGAGGGATAACCGAGGTTGCAGGCAATTCCGCAGGTTGAAAAACCGGCCTTACCCGCTCCACTTTTAGCCCGACATTGGTAGCATAGCCATTCTCAATTGTGATATCAGCTAATTTCGTGGTAATTGCCGCTATGATCTGTTCTCTGATCGTGCTCATTTGCTGCTCGTAAGAAGAAATTCGACCTCATGATTAAAATTTTTATCCAAACGCTCCTGTGCCTTCTGTAAAATCGGTTCCATAACTTCTTTGTTGGAAAAGATATCCTCTATTCGTGGCCCGAACTTCTGCTCGATCGGAAACCGTGATTTTCCTGTCCTCCAGAAAACTCCTACATGACCGCTCTTCAGCTTCGGAATAAAAGCGTGCCGGATTATCGTTCGCGGCTTAGCTTTCTTGACTAGGACCGAGACCCCCTTCAGTGTCTGCCTGGTACGGACAAATCTGCCAAGGGAAACTGGCTTGCCCTTGGCTCGTACATAGGCCGAAAGATCGGAATAATTAGCCTTTTTTATCACAAAATCACGTTTGATGGCCTTCTGTGTAAGATTAAATTCTTCAGCCACTTTTTTCACTGCATCCGATTGCACCCCGCCGGAAGAGGTCCCCACGGTTTTGTTTAAAGCGCGGACAATGGCCTTCCGGCTACCATCCTTAATACCGGATAGCAGCTTCTGTGCATCCTCTAAGCCCTTGATTTCAACATAAAATCCAGGCATATCTACTCTTCCTGTTTAACTACCACCTTAACTGTATATCCGTCATTCTCCGCTATCGATTCCACGGTGTATACAGTGGTCCCTACTATCACGGTATCGTTCCTGTCAGGCTCTGTAACAATCTCAGAAAGTAAAAATTCTATCACCGTGGAATTCCCGCTTACCTGCATGAAAAATCCGCTGGGCTGCAGGTCAACCCCCTTAATCACATCCGCGTGGCAAGGGGTTTCCACTCCGCACCTGATTAATGTCGCCTCCTGACCTGCAATGGTAAATAAATCAAGTAGACTATCAGTAAGATCAGTATCAAAACTCATGACTTACCTTCGCTGTCAGGTCGAACTTTTGACCTCTACCAGAACACCAGGCCTCAGACAGAGCGGAAGCGGATTACTCTGAGTATGAATATCGATTCCTCTGTCGTAATCCCGATTTTTCTGCTTTGCATACAGCAAAACGCCCATCGTGTTCACGGTTTCAATAAAATCTGCAGGGGCTACCACTGTTCTGAAAGTGTCCATCGTGCCCATCGGGAAAGCCATGCCATATTTTGAGGCAAAAAATGTTCTCGGAGTCCCGTTGATATCCGAGATAGTAGCGTTGTATTCCTCAAATACCAGCCCGCCAAAGGGAAAACCACTCCTCATATCTCCTCTGGCAGCGGCTCCGTTATTCCATAGAGCATAGGCATCCTCGACGGCAGGGTGACTGGTCAATCCGTCAAAGAAATCCTTATCGACGAAGACATGCGGGTCTCCCTGCATGACCTCACCTTTCAAATTGTCCTCGATATGCCGCTTAACTTCCAGGCATTTCGCTTTGATATCGGTATTGATATCCCCGAAAAGAAAATCGACGGATTTGGGCTTGATCAGAAACTCCTTATACAGATTATAAAGAATTGTCGAGCCGTCGCCGTCATAGATGATTCCCTTCAAGGCCCCCAGCCTCAGCCATTCCAGCGTAATAGCATGTTTATTCCGCATCGACTGAAGATGGTCATTCATAATCGAGGCCACCGAATCGACTTGATTTTCGGTTCCGAAAGAACGGATTCCGTCATATTCCTGTGGCAAAATTTCATCATCGTAGGGGATATGGGGCACGATAAAAGACCGCACTGTCCGGCTGTCGCGGGTTGCCTTCTGTCCGGGGCTTCCGGGAGGCATGGTCCTGAGAAGATTCAATACTCCGTTTTTCTCTTCCACTAATACCTGACGGGTAGCGACGGACCTTTCAGGAAACAGATTCATTTGCCGGATTTTACCATAATTATTTGGCAGAATATTTATCGCTGCCGTAAGTGATACCAAATTAAAGGCATTGGTATCGAAAGGATTAAGAAGTGGCATTTTATAACCTCCTTAAGGCGATTGTTAAAGCGAAACTTTAACTCTTACGCCTGATCTCTCTCAATGATTCCAAGCGCAGCTAATTCCGTCTTGGCAATCGCCTTCTGCGCAGCCGTGGCCCCGGATGGCCAGATAAGATAGTCGTCAACATATTGGCAGTTGCGGGCAAACATAACCCCGTCAACATCAGATGCCGACACCGCCGAAGTATTGGCCCCGATTGTAGCGACATTAGAATTAGCGCCGACATTCAGGGTTTCAGACTGAAAAGTTCCAACCTGTCCATCAACAGTAATAACTCCCGCTGCCGTACCTGCGGCAAAGGTACCGGAAGTCAACGTGATTGCCACAACCCTGGCAGTTGCCCCTGAAGTATTGCCGGTAATAGTATCATTTGGCATGATTTCATAAGTCCCGCCTGAAGTATAAGCTACAGTTTTCTGCCCTGATGCCCCGGCATCGATCGCATACGGCCCCAGGATTCCGACCGCATTCCGGGAACCATCCACGCCGGTCAGATTGAGGATTTTAACCTGGCCGCCACCGGCAGCGACCACGACGGAAAAATAATCCCCGTAAGCAAAATCGGTTGACGCGTCAGTGAGGGTAAAATTGATCTGATCAGAGGTAAATGCCCCGGCCAGACCGGAACCTGGAGTAATCGCACACGTGCCGATATGCTCTCCGCTTACGCCGGTCACTTCAAATACGCCGCCATGTGTCACGGCCTGAATACAAGTCGCTTTGTATGTGCCGACCCTGGTATTTTTCCCGCCGGTAACGGCGGTCATTGTTCCGTTAGCTCCAGCCCCAGCGGTCAGCGTGCCCGTAGTCGGCACAGATCCGGCCGTCACTTTTCCCAGCACGGTTCCGACAGCCAGATCCTGCCCCGCCAGAACTGTCACTTTATCGCGGGATAGATAATCGAGGGCCTCTCCCTTAATAATACTTGAAATATCTCTGCTTTGAGTCGTATCGATAGGCATATCAGTTCACCGCCCCTTTCTGCGCCGCCTGCGCCCGCCTGCGGGCATCGACAAGCAAGCTGTTCACTTCTCCGGTCGAGGTTGCACTGACCGTAGATACCACGGTGGTGTTTTGCTGCTGTCCGGCCAAAACGCCGATAATCTGCTGACCGGCCATTTCCGGGGTTGACCCGGATGTAATCATGCTATTGAGTAGGGTTGATGCCGCCGCTGCGGGAATCAGATGAACGATAGCCGCCACCTGCTCGGTTACTTGTATGCACCTGGCCCGCTCCTGATCGATCCCCTGTTTGATTCCGGCCTGAGTCCCTGCTTGAACGGATGCCTGATATTCCAGCTTGGCAGCGGCCATCCCTTCAGGTTTTCCGGTTTTCAGACCCTCTTCGTACCCCTGCGCATAAACCTGTTCAGGAGTCAGATCCTCCTCGGTAGTCTGTGCGCTTGCCTGTACTGCCTGAGCAGCCTGCACTTGAGCCTGTACTGCTTTTTTTTTGTCAAACCATGACATGGATTTGTCTCCTTTTTGGTTTAATTTTGTAATTTGTTCAATCAATTGACTGTATGACATAACATCATCAGCCAGACCTATATCAACCGCCGCCTGTCCCAGATAAATTCCAGCTTCTGTATCACGGACTATTTGAGGATCAAGGCCCCTGTTCCGGGCCACGGTATTAACAAGAATTTCTCTGAGATTGTCTACTATTGCCTGACCACTGGCCTGTACATCTGCCGAAAGAGGTTCATGGGAGGTAAAATCCTTTTTCCTTTCACCGGCATAGATGATGTTATACTTCAACCCTTCTTTCGCATCCTTCACGCTCTGATCGACGTGAACCATGATTACGCCGATCGAGCCTGCTCCGCCTGTTGGAGGAATAAAAACAGCCGTTGCAGCACTGGCTATGGCGTAACCTGCTGAATATGCATTCTCGTTGATCAGAGCATAAACAGGTTTAACGTTGCGAGCCTGATAAATACCATCTACGAGGCCATACAGCCCACCGACCTCACCGCCGAAAGTATCAATGTCTAAAAGAATTGACCTGATGGAACTGTCGCTAACCGCTTCATCAAACCATCGTTGAATTTCTGTATAGCTGACCAGGCTGGAGGTAGCATCCATGCCAAGGATGCGATGCACAAGCGTGCCATAAATGGGCACAATCGCTATTCCGTCGGGATTGCTCCCATCGGATCGGTACCGTTTCGGAATCGACATATCGACTACGGCTGCAGGGCTGACATCAAGATTCATCCGTGGCCCCAGGACACTCAGAATTATCTCTAGTTTGTCAGAACTGATCATCAAGGGAGTATTAAAAATCCTGGTAGCCAGATAGGACAAATTTTTCATCTCATGCCCCGCATCTGATTGAAAGATGCCTGTCTTCTCAGAGCATCCTCGACCAGTGCATTAACCCCTGCAGGTTTATCCAGCCCCAGCGTCCGACGATGCTCCTGTAGATGATCGATAACTTCCTGACTGGCTTTTTCTCCTGACCGTGCTCCATTGGCCGCTGCCCAGGCAGCATTGAGGCCACCTTCGTTGAGGTACATGGTCCCGTCGGTCCAGATCCCGTTATCATCTTTTTGAGTGCCGCCCTTGATATGGTGATGCGGATACCCCCAGGTAGATTTTTTATCGGGGTCTCCCTGATCGGCAAAGGCCAGACGGGGGAGAGCGGTTTTATCCACCGCCCCCCAGCCAGGCTCGTTCGGATCTAATTTGCTGTTATGAATGAAAGCCATCCGGAATTCTCCTTTATGCTGCCACATCTCCGCGGGAAGTACCACCCTCACCGGCTGCATGAAGATAATTATGAGCAACCATGACATCTGCTGCCGTGGCATCGATATCTATGGTTTTCGTAAAATTATCTCCAATGATATAATTGCCCGCAATTAACCCATTTTGACAGGTAACAGTATTAGTGACATGGATTGCCTTAACGCAGGTAGCCGTGGCCCCTATCTGGTTATTAATTATTTTCCCGTCATAAAAATACATGTCGGCCCCGCCAGCAAGGGTAATGCCGGAAGTTACAAAACCTGATATCCGGCAATTTTCGATAACTGATCCCTTTACCCCACCAGTATAAATTCCATGTGTTGCCAAAGAATTATCCCCGACAAGTAGCAGATCGTGAAACCAGCAATTGCCATCAAGTTGCTCCCAATAAAGTGTACTAACCGCTGTTACCACCTTGATACAAATATTTGCGATCTCAATCCCAGTCCCAGATCCTCCAAAAGCAAATGTCGTAGGAGTGGTTGGGCAGATGGTTACTCCCGTATCAGTCCCAGGAAGTCCCAGCCCGATGATATGAACATTTTTCGCGCTGAAAGCAATTCTGCCCTCCGCTGAATAGTCCCCAGGGAGAATAATAACGGTGGCGTGATGATTGTCCGTGTAATCGATGTTCGTAGTCCCGGTGATATAACGGGCAGCATTGATTGCCGCCATCACGGTGGCGTAAGAACCGGGTATGGCCCCGGTCTGATCAACAATGTAGTAGGTTCCACCACACCGGCCCCGTGAAATTATCTGAGCTGATCTGATAATCCGGGCAATAAGCTGGTCTTCCTGACGGTCATAAATAAGCCCATCTCTCGTGTAAATGTCATTGGCTTTTGTGTAAGTAAGCCGTTCAAACTTATTTGGCATAATCACCCCTCCTGCTTATTTATTAAATTGCCGCTCCTGTCGTAACCTGCGCTTCTGCTGTCTGAGCGGTCCCTGTTTTTTGTGTTTTTCGCGGATCGGAGTCGTAGACCAGACCATTACTATCCGACCGCGCATTATCTTCGCTGACTTGCCGGTCAACCATCTCCGCATCATAACCCTGCTCGGCCACTACCGCCGATCGCGAAGTAAATCCGCACCGCACCGCTAACTGTGCGGCTAGGCCATCCTTAAGCGGATCGACCCATTTCCACCCCTGTGGACGCCAGTCAATCCGGGTGTAGATCCGTCGATTTCTAAAGTATCCCGGTATCCGGATTGCCCCTGACCCGATCGCAACGTCGAGCCAGCGTTTCGCTATAGGCTGACAAAATTGAAAAATAATGACGTGCCATTGAAGAGCCTCGCACCTACGCCTGAATTCCAGGAGTCCGGCCCGGATCGAGGAATAATTCACTCCTTCGAGGTCTCCGGTGAGCTGCTCATAGGTGATCCCCATCCCACAGGCAATTTCCCGAAGTTGCTGTTTAATCCACACCAGATAATTTCCGCCCACGTCCGCAGGCTCGGAAAATTTCACATCATAGCCGGGGGGAAGTTTAGGAAAAGTGCCGGGCTCGAGAGCGATAACCGGATTATCGTTTACATCGTTATCTGCAACTCTCCCCAATGGGTCCATATTCATATCTGTACCGGGAGGTTCGGTAATGAACCCTCCAAACATTGCCGCCGCTTTCTTCCGAACGATCTCCGCATCAGAGTATTGATCGATCTCATAGAGTTTAACAATAATCGAAGATAGCCACGGACGGCCCCGCATCTGGCCAGGCCGGAGAGGTTTAAATACATGAAGGATCTCCGAGGCCGGAATGCGGATACGCTCCATCGAGTTCGAGAAAAGGAATGTTTCTCCAGGATGGTCTCTAAAAAGATGATATGCGGCCCGCTTTCCTTCCGAATCAAATTCGATTCCCATCCTGATTTTGTTGCCATTCGGAGCTATCGTCTCATAAGTCTCGTCAAGATGATCCGCCTCGATGAGTTGGATCTGAAGGGGCACGGTGTCACTGCTGCGTAGAGTTACAAATCTTGCGAGCACTTCTCCTGATTCTGCGAGAGCACGAGTGGCGAGTGATTGCAGTCCATAAAAATCGCATATCCCGTTAAAATCCGCCTCTTCGGTCCAGTCTGACCACAATTGCTGAAGCTCCTCTTTAAGTACAGAGTCCTTGATCTGCCAGCGGGGAATTATCCCCGTCCCGATCAAATTTGAAACCAGGGATTCAAGGCCGTTTTCGGCCAGAGGATTATTCCGGGTGAGCCTGCGCACACGGGAGCGAAGAGAGGAAAGGTCTCCCCAGAGGACGGTATTCGGTCCGGCCAGGGAAGTTCCCCAGGTAGCCATCCTACGCCCGTAGGAGGCCCCCTCGTTTTCCACTGCCGAGCGTGGTATCGGTCTTCCGTGTGCGTCTACAATCCGTAAATTGTTCATAACCCTTTGCTCGTGCTTACCAAAAAGAAACTCTTCCGCCCCGCCGACGCATTGACTTCGGCCTGAGCCTGGTCGCGCAGCCTAGTCAGTTGATCGAGGTCAGCCAGGGCGTAGTCGATACGCTTTCCGTTAATCCACACCGCCGCTTTACGGGCACCCGTGGCCAGTGCGGTCACGGCTGCCTGGATATTTGCCAAATCTGTCGAGGAGTAAGCCATTTTTACCCTTTTAAACGAAAAAAGCCCGACCGAAACACTACAAAAGTGTTCCAATCGGGCTTTTCGTGACTCTTTTTGAGACGATAGGTAGCCGATTAAAAGGCTAAATCAGCAAAATTTAGACTCTGTTTTTTGGTCACAACCGGCAATGCCTCCCTGATTGAAGTGAATTTCAATGGTCAGTTTGCCTGATTTCTTCTCTTCTTTCCAGGAAGTTAGTTTATTTTCGAGCAATTTTAATATCTTTTCAGGGTTGTATTCCGGCTTGACGGGCATTTTTTCAACCAATTTTCAAATAATTTATGAGAAAAAGTTAAATACTATATTAGATAATACTAAACTCTGTAAAAAAAAACAATAGATTGACGTCATTCTATTTAAATTAAAAATATGATTTCGTAAATTTCCATGATAAATCGAGAGCTGATGTGGAACATGTTGTATGAGTGATAAAACCATAGAATACTGCCGTTTCTCCTGGTTTCATCGAACTGAGATAGGCCGTATCGGTTCCAAGTAGTTTTTTATTGCCATCCCTTACGGTCAACTCCATTTTGATTCCATCCTGTATACTGTTGGTATTGTTTTTAACTGTCCCATCA